GAAATACATAACGATGAAATGCAAGAAACATTGGAATACTTTATGGATGCATACATTGAATATTGTTATGATAATTTGAATTATATATTTACCAATTCTACGGATATACATGTAGCAGATTCTGTTTTGCATATTTTTGAAACCAGACAAAACATTGAAGATTTCAATAAAAAAGCTCTTTATATATTTATCCGAGAACGTACTGGACTTCAAACTACTAATATTACTCGTGTAGTTAAAGTATTAAAACGTTTATATGAAGAAAAATTTCGTGAATATGAACAACAAAACTTCATAAAATTGCCGTTTTAATATTTATTATTAAAGGAACAGGCCAATGGATAAAAATGATGAAATATTCAAAGGAACCAGTTTTGCTGACCTAATGTCTGATGTCTATCACAATTCAAAAAAGAAAGATAGACAAATGAATCAACTTATTGCATCACTTCAACCTTTAATAAAAAATGCTTCAGATGCAACTGTTGTTATGCCATTGATTAAAGACATCTTAGATGTATCCATTAAAAATGATGATCATCTAGTTAAACTTACTGCAATTGTTCAAAGATACATATCAACCACACAAACTATTTCTGGTGCAGATTCATTGCTAAGTGATACGGAAAAACAACAATTACTTCAGATTGCACAAAACACGTTTTCAGAAGAATTAGATACTGAAATTGATAAAATGACTCAAGAAGAAGAAATTATCAAACAAAAGATAGAAGAAGTAAAAAGTAAAGTAAGCAAGGATTCTGATAATGATAACTAGCAATTCTCCATACTTAATTAATGAATTTTATTTAGCACAGGTTATCAATAAAACATCAGGTGGAAATACATATAAATCTAATACCAACGGTTTATTTGCAATCGATGTTCAGACTGATAATAATATAAATCCAAAAGAACTAACAAATATTCAGCCGTGTAATTTAAACATAAAACAAATACCAGTTACAGGTGAATCTGTTTTAATTTTTAGGACAATTAATAATCAAGCAAAATATAAAGCAGATGGATCAGGTCAGTGGTATTATATGTATCCCATTAATATTCAATCAAATATTAATAACAATATACTTCCATCGACGACCTCTGAACCTAAACTAGATACTGACTTTAATGATACTATTAAAACATCACCACTTCAACCATATCGTGGAGATTTGTTGTTAGAAGGTCGGTGGGGTAACAGTATACGATTCGGAAGCACTATTACGTCTGGGGAGTATGATGTTGAAACTACATGGTCAGGAACAAAAAACGGCGACCCGGTATTAATTTTATCTAATACCACGAAACGAGAGACAGGAAAACAGTTTCTTACAGAATCTTTAAAAGACAGTAAATCATCATCAATATGGCTTTCTAGCACACAAAATTTTACAGAACTAAAATTAAAACAATCATTGCGTAAATTTACTAAAGAAACTGAATATCGACATGGTCAATTGATTGCCCAAGCAAATCGAATTGTTTTAAGATCGGATAAAGATATTACAGTTATTGATTCTAATAAAGCAATAGTTTTGAATTCTAATCGTATTTTATTAGGACATGATAAAGCAGAATCGCCGATGGTTCATGGAGATGTGTTATTCGAAGTATTAACGAATATACTAGATGTATTAGATGGAACATGGACGGGTACCGCCGGCGTTGTTTCGGTTAGTTCTTTAAAAGGAACAGTATCAGTTGCTAGACGTAAGTTAAATAAAATTAAAAGTAAAAAATATTATATAAGTAAAGAATAGTTTATGCCAATAACTCCCCCATTAGACAGGATACCAGTAATACCGTCGAAGATTGTTTCTTTGATTAATAAACAAATATCTACACAAATTTCAGTGTTAGCAGATTCGGTTAGTAACACAGTGCAAAACTCAATTAAATTGCCAGAGTCTGCAAGATGCGATGATCCTGCAGTCCAACGGTTAAAACGACAATTGGAATCATTGGTGTCGCAAATACAACAATTGAATAACATAATACCAGTAGTTAATCAAGCTCAAAGCGTATTATCTGCTGCTTCGAATACTGCAGCTGCAATTAAAGCAGCTCAACTTCTTAACCCTACCACGGCACCAGCTATTATTGCAGCCGAGTTGTTATTAGTTCAAAACATGACTATTGCGAATTCAATACAAGCAGCACAACAGTTACAGTCAATACCTACACAGTTAGAAGATACACTTAAATCATTGGCTGTTGATATTGCGTTAGCATTGCAGAATTTTAGCAATGTTTGTAACAATGAATCATTTCAGTTTCCTGGATCTGTTATAGATGAATTAAACAATTTAAATGGAAATTTTGATGATGCGTTAGATTCTGAATTTTATCAAACTAAAAATGTTCAACAAGAAGATATTGATGAACGAAATGATTTGATTCAACAATTAATTGACACCCAAACAGATCTATTGACATCGTTACAAGAAGCACCAAGTCAAGTGTTTACACAAACAGGAGTTCCATCTCCAGAACTAGGAAAACCAGGAGACTATTATGTGGACAATGTTAACAAAATCATATATGGTCCAAAACTTTCTAATACCGAATGGCCAGAGGGCGTAAATTACTAACACATATATTTATAATAAAAACAAATACTTATGGATTCAAAAACACTAGTAAATGCACTTAAATCAGCAGTGCGAGAAGTTATTAAAGAAGAATTAACTGAAATCTTACGAGAAGGATTACAATCTACAATCACAGAAATGAAACAAACAACACCGAAAACAACAACAAAAAAATCTGGAGTTAATTTTAAACGTAATACATTTTCTGATGTGTTAAATGATACAACATCACTTCGCGAGCAAGCACCAGTTAGCAGTTATGCACAACTAATGAATGAAGAAATGGAAACATTGTCTTTTTCTTCACGCAATGCACAAGGATTTGGAATGCAACGTCAGGCTGCTGCTCCACAAATAATGGAAGATCCTGAAACTGGTAAAAACATGAAAGTTGATCCTGTTATTGCAAAAGCAATGACTCGAGATTATTCTGCGTTAATGAAAGCTATTGACAAGAAAAAAGGTAAATAATGGGATATCGAATACAACCGGTTATTGATATACGACGTCAAGATATAGGTCTTGGTGTTGATTTATCATTTAATAATCCGGGAATATTCAAAACAACATATACTACTAACAATCAAGCAAAAGCAAATTTAAAAAATCTACTATTAACGCGTGTAGGTGAACGGTATGAACAAGTTTTGTTTGGAACAAATTTATTAAACATTTTGTTTCAACCTAACAATGAGTTTACTAAACAAGATATCAGTGAAGAAATTACATCTGCTATAAATTATTGGTTGCCATATATTGATATAATTTTAATTGACATAGTAACTATCGAAGATGATCCTACAATGCTTCATTCAATTAAGATAACATTAACATATTCAGTCTCTGCATTTAATACAGATAAAATTACAATAATCACCGGTGAAAATGGCAGTGTAACAGTAGATTAAGAAAGCTATGGAAAATAAAAAAGATATAACATATATTGGAAAAGATTTTGGTCAATTTCGTAAAAACTTAATTGATTTTACCAAACAATATTTTCCTAATACATACACTGATTTTAATGAATCTTCTCCTGGAATGATATTCATGGAAATGGCTTCATATGTCGGTGATGTATTATCTTATTATGCAGACAATAACTTAAAAGAGTCGTTGTTAGAGCAAGCATCTGAACGAACTAATATATTTGATATTGCAAAGGAATTAGGATACACTCCTAAAACTGCTATTCCAGCTTATACAGATCTAGATGTATTTCAACTAGTACCAGCAACCGGTACCGGAGACAATGTGCGTCCTGATTACAATTACGCATTAACAATAAAACCTGGGTTTCGGATAAAACAAAACAATGGACCTGCTTTATTTAGAACTTTAGATAGTGTAGATTTTGCTTTTTCTTCTAGTTTGAATCCAACTGAGGTTACTATATATGAAGTTGATGAATCAACTAGTTTACCAATATATTATTTACTAAAAAAGAAAGTACGAGCTGTTTCTGGTGAAGTAAAAACTAGTAAATTTACATTTGGTACTCCTATTGCATATGACAAAGTTGTATTGTCTGACACAAATATTATCGATATTATTTCTGTTGAAGAATCAGATGGAGATAATTGGTATCATGTCCCGTATTTAGCACAAGATACTGTTTTTGAATCGGTTCCTAACCTAGCAGAAAATGACCCGGAATTATCTGTATATCGTTCATCTGCACCTAGTTTATTAAAATTAAGAAAGTCTGCTAAAAGATTCATTACACGCTTAAGAAGTGATAATAAATTAGAATTACAGTTCGGTTCTGGTATATCAGACAATAACGATGAAGAGGTAATACCTAATCCCGACAATGTAGGAAATGGATTATCTGGATTTCGACGAAATGTAGATGTTGATATTGATCCATCAAACTTTTTATATACTAGAACATATGGACAAGCTCCATCTAATACCACGTTAAC